TCTTTCAGCAAAATCCACTTCATCTATTTATTTTTACACTAATAACTTAAGTACCAACTCAAGACATCTTGATATTATTCACACAGGTACTGTTGTGAACCGATTCCAAATTACAGGTTCTCAAACCGGAAACCCTGTTGTTTTGGGTGTTAATGGTGGTAATAACGACATTGACATAACCTTAACACCAAAGGGCGTGGGGCGTGTAAACATTACGACCAGCATTAAGCCCAAGGTAAGTAGCGCAGCCAACGTCACATCACCCTTGGCTTGGAATAGCACATCTTTTGACGAATACGCAATAACCGCCTTGGCAAACGCTTTGACAATTAACGCAGATGCAAACGCTTCCCCTGCTGACGGCCAACGAATGATGTTCAGGTTTAAGGACAACGGCACTGCTCGTGCTTTAACTTGGACAACAGGCTCAACCAATTCATTCCGTGTTGTTGGCGTCACCTTGCCCACGACCACAGTGGCCTCAAAGTTGGTATATGTCGGTTGCATATACAACGCAGCCGATTCTCGTTGGGACGCAGTAGCTGTGTCGCAAGAGGCTTAATATGGTTATCGCAAAACGACTGTCAAGTATTACCTACCTTGGGGTTGAGATTAATACTTACCAAGCAAATACTGGTGAAGGCATACCCATGCACTCCCATGTTTTTGCGCATGGGACAGTTTGCCAGTCTGGGTTATGCAAAATTACTGTAGGTGAAGAATCTGTTGTTATTTCAAACAATATTGTTTATGAAATGCCAGCAAACGTATTGCATGAAATTGAAGCATTAGAAGATGGAACCACAATAATAAATATAATGCCTTCACAAATAGTTAAAGCATAATGGCAAAAATAACACTTACCGGCGCTGGCACATGGGATCTTCCAGCAGATTGGAATGACGCAGCCAATACCATTGAAATATATGCTGCTGGCGGGAATGGTGCTTCTGGCTTATCAAGTCGTTCTGGCGGCGGCGGTGGTGGTGGTCAATATCTATTGGCAACAAACGTACCTCTAAAAGCCGCAATTGATGCTGGATACGTCAGTAATAATCTTTATGTAACTAACGGTACAGGTGCTAGCTTTCTATGGAATGGTACTATCGCAACTGATGGCTGTACCGGTCTTCCTATCATAAGTAGTTTAATAGTCGCAACTACCGGATCTGCTGGATCGGGCATTACAGGCGGTGCTGGTGGTGCAGGCGGTTATGCTCAAATAAATGGCGTTATCTACACCACTACATCGAGGGCTGGTGGTAATGGTGGGAGCGGTAGAAATACATCAACAGCCGCAGGGGGCGGTGGCGGTGGCGCTGCTGGCCCTAACGGCGTTGGCGGGGCAGGCTCAACAAACACCGTAGCCACAATAGGTAATGGCGGCGGGGGCGGTAACGGCGGTGGAGCAGGTTCTGGAGCTACTGGAGGTTCGGCGGGTACTGGCGCTGGTGCTGGTGGTAATGGTGGCGCTGCATCCACTTCTGGATCGGCTGGTGGTGATGCAAACCTGACTACTATTTATTCTGGTGGTGGCGGTGGTGGCGCTGGACGTAACGCGACAGCAGTTAATTCTGGCGGCGCGGGTGGAAATCGCGGGGGTGGCGGCGGCGGTGGCGCGGCTTCTTCGTTTATTTCCACCGGGGGCCTTGGCGCTGTAGGTACGATCATCATTACTTACACCCCAATTGCAACATCCACCGGCAATATGTTTTTAATGTTTTAGGAAAATCATGGCACTCATCAAATCAATTGACACCGAATTTGGAATACCAGCTTCGTACTGGAACATCGGCGCAGTCCAAGAAGACTTCAAAGGCAAAGGCACTGAAGTCACTTTCTACGGCTATGCGTCCAAGGAGGCCCGTGATGCTGGCAAGCAGCCTCTGTCCGCAGGCAAAGTAGCGATCTCTGGTGGTGACTATGTTGCCGGTGCAGACCGTGCTGCTTTGTATGCAATCATTAAGCAGAAGCCCGAGTTTGACGGCGCTGTAGACGCATGAGCCGCGCTTTTCAGCAAAACGCTTTTCAGCAAGGGGCTTTTCAAAAAAGCATTCTTGGCCAGGCCACCGATTGGTTTGTTCGCGTTTTGCGTCGCGCGCGGCGCTAGTTAAAAGGGGTGTTGCGCAGATGCCACACTTTCGCATAGAATCTGGTCAGGGACCTTGCGTCCAAAAATAACCAAGCCAGGCTATGACCTGGCTTTTTTGATGGCATGAACGATTTCACTTCTTCAACTTGGCACCAATTGAGGCGATGGGCTGAAACAGAGCTTGCGCGCACAAGGGTCAAAAACGACGTAGTCGGACTCTCCGAAAACGAGACTGCGGCGTTGAGGGGTGAGATCAAAATGCTCAAACGATTTCTCGACTTGCCTAACCAGGCAACTCGGGGTGTGGTGGCCGAGCCGGACGAATAGTCCCGCATGGCTGTATGAGTAGGCCTCCGAAAGGGGGCTTTTTTATTGGAGAGCATTGTGGAAGAAAACGAACTGTCTCAAGAAGAGGCGCAACAGTTGTGGAACGAGGAAGCTAACAAGCTGGATGCCGGTGGTGATACACCCGCACCCGAGCTTCAAGCGCCAGTGCCGGAAACCCCGCCACAGGAAAATCCTGAACCTCAAGCGCAGGAGGCACCAGTTGATCCACTGGCCGGGCTTCCGGAAGAAGTGAAAATTGCACTGGGCAAGATCACTCATCTGGAGCAGGCAAATGCTCAGTTGCTGCACCACGTAAAGACTACCGAGGGTCGCGTGGCTGCGATGCAGCGTGAGGCCCAGCAGGGGCGCCAAGCAGCGACTTTGGTCGATGCCGCGCCCAGCCAGGGCCAAATGGCTGCCGCCGCCAAGAACCCAGAGAAGTGGGAGCAGCTCAAGCAGGATTTCCCGGAATGGGCGGGAGCGATGGAGGAGTACGTTGGTGCAAAGCTCAGCGGCATGCAGCCCGGTGTACAGGCCACGGACATCGTGGATTATGTGCAGCGGCAGTTGGCCACAGAGCGCGAGTCAATGCGCACCGCAATCGAAGAAGCCCGTGTTGAAGGCAAGTACGAAAACTGGCGCGAAACGGTGGCGACACCGGACTTTGCGGCCTGGTTTCAACTACAGCCAACCGAGATTAAAAATCTCGCTGACAGCCCAGCAGCCAAAGATGCCCTTCGCATGTTGGACTTGTTTCATACAGCAAAAGCGAAACCAGCATCGGAAATCAGGCAAGAGCGAGGAGCACGTCTCGCCGCAGCCGCGACGACTCGACCTGGCCAGACGCCGCCGCCCAAGACATTGGACGACATGTCACCAGAAGAACTGTGGAACTACGAAGCCAAGAAGCGCGAGGACCAACTCGCAAAACGCGGCTATTAACCAATCTTTGAAAAGGACCTGAAATCATGGCTATCCAAAACTACGGCACCGTAGCGTCGCGTAACTTAATCCGCGCCGCCCAGGGCATGCTGGAACACGCACAACCCATCACCGTTCTCGGTGATTTCGGCACTCAACGCGAGATGCCTCAGAACTCGACAGACACCCTGGTGTTCCGTCGTACTCTGCCGTTCGGCGCTACGGCTGCCGGAACCACGATTGAGAACAGCACTCGCTACGTGGGCACCCCTGACATCACCGCATCCAACTTTGTGTTGGCCGAGGGTGTTACCCCCAACTCAAACACGATCTCCTTCCAGGACGTGACTGTGCAGCTCCAGCAGTACGGCGTGCTGTTCAAGTACAGCTCGAAAACCGAGCAACTGTACGAAGACGACATTCCCGGCGAGATGGTCAAGCTGACCGGCGAGACCCTGGCCGAGGTGATGGAATTGGTTCGCTACGGCGTGCTGAAGGCTGGCTCCACTGTGGTTTATACGAACGGCTCCAGCCGCTCGGCGATCAACAGCGCGATCAGCTTGAACAGCCTTCGTAAAGCAGCTCGCACTTTGGAATCCAACCGTGCCCGCCGCGTTACCAGCCGCCTGGCTCCTGGCGTGAACTTTGGCACCCGTGCCGTGCAGCCCGCCTACGTGGTGTTCTGCCACACTGACGCAGTGTCTGACGTGCGTAACCTGCCGGGCTTCACCCGGGTGGAAGAGTACGGCTCTTTCAAGCCAATCCATGACCGTGAGGTCGGTGCTTGCGAAGACTTCCGCTTCATCAGCTCGCCACTGTTGAAATCGTTCTTGGCTGCCGGTTCCAGCACCCTCAACGGCATGTTGTCTGTTGGCGGGTCCAACGTGGACGTGTACCCCTTCATCATCATCGGTGAAGATTGCTGGGGCCAGGTTGCGCTCAAAGGCATGTCGGCTATCAAGCCGGTTGTGCTTAAAGCCAGTCAGACCAACCACGCCAACCCGCTGGGCCAATTTGGCTACGTGGGCGCGTCTACTTGGTTTGCCACGGTTCGTTTGAACGACGCCTTCATGGCTCGTATTGAAGCCGGTGTGACCACTCTGTAATGGCTAGGGGCCAGGGCAACCTGGCCCCGTTTACCAAAAGGAAAACTTTATGAGCAATCCTGCTTTCTACAGCCTGGTCAATGACGGTCGCCTTACCGGCAACGTTATCGGCGCAGTGCTTGGCGGCTCTACCGTTGTCTCGTCTGCCAGCTCGCTGGTTTTTGACCGAGACAACTACGCTGGCCGGACCGTCGTAATTAACGCTGCCGCTGGCTGCGCAATTACGCTGCCCGCCGCTACTGGCTCCGGTTCTGTGTATCGGATTATTCTCGGAACAACTGTTACGTCCAACAGCACCACCATCAAAGTCGCCAATGCGGTTGACTCGATGATTGGCCGGGCGTTTGTTATTTCTGACAATGCCGCCGCAGTGCTGGGCTACGCCGCAGCTACATCTGATGACACCATCACGCTGAACGGCAGCACTACGGGGGGCTTTGTTGGTGACCATATCATGATCATCGACGCAGCTCCCGCCGTGTTTTACGCGCAAGTGCTCGGCCGTGGTACTGGCACAGAAGCAACGCCGTTCTCGGCAACAGTCTCTTAATTTTTGAAAGGAATTTCACCATGTCTTACAACATTGAACAATCGAATAGCGGCTACCTGTCGCTGACCGCCGCTGGCTTGGCTGAAGGCACAAACGCCAACACGTTCAAGACCGCCAACACGTTGACGTTCACGAACAACGGGGTGTTCAAATCCAAAGCCGCAACTGACAACCTGACTTTTAGCACCGGCACCGCTTTGGGCAATAGCCAGGCTTGTCTGTTTGCAGTTTGGATCACCACCGGTGGCGCCTTCACAACCACGCAAGGTCCAATCCAAGCCGCTGGCGATCCTTGCCCCGTACCTAGCCAGGTTACCGCCAACACCACGTTGGTTGGTCTGATCAAGGTCACTACCAGCTCTGCCGCCACGTTCACCCCCGGCAGCACCGATCTGAGCGCCACCGGCATTACCGGCGCTTACTTCGACTGCATGGACATGCCCGGCGCGGCTTTGTAATCTGTTGCCATCCTCTTCTTAGCGGAAGAGTTTTGCTGGGGGCTTTCGGGTCCCCAGCTTTTTGGCATCCCCAATTTTTAACCCCTGGAGTATCAAGATGGCAACGACAAAAAAACAAACGGTCCAAGGAATTGAAATCATGGACGACACCCCCGAAATTGAAACGGTGGCCGAGTCCAAAGATTTTGGAAAGCTCGTCAGCGACGAAGCCTTTATGAACGAACTCGTCACGGTGATGGTCCACACGACCACAGACGAAAACCAGCCCAACCACTGCGTGGTGAGCTGCAACGGGCTGAACCAGCCACTCATGCGCGGTTTCCCCACCACGGTAAAGCGCAAGTACGTGGAAATCTTGGCTCGCATGAAAGAGACCAAGTACACCCAGGTAACGCGCAATCCGTCCGCGCCTGACCAGATCGACATGGTCGCCCGCCACGGCTTGTGCTATCCCTTTGATCTGGTCAAAGATGACAACCCTCGCGGCCGCGCCTGGCTGCAAAACGTTTTGGCAGAACCAGCCTAAGACTGAAGGCCCCGCATGAACTTGCTTCAACTTGTCAACCAAGCGCGCGTTGAGTGCGGTGTGTCAGGGCCTGCCCTGACCACCACCGTAAACCAAACCGGTGAATCGGCGCGCATGGTGTCCTGGGTGGTCCAAGCCTGGGTCGACATCCAGACAAGCAAAGAGGACTGGCTGTTTATGCGGGAGTCTTTTGACTTTCAAACCACCGATGGCGTTTGGGAGTATTCCCCAACTGCCGCCGGGTTGACGGATTTCGGCAACTGGAAACGAGATAGCTTCCGGTGCGCCAGCGATTTGACGCTCTACCGAGACGAACAACTTCTAAACTACATGGAGTGGACAACGTTCCGCAACCTGTACCGTTATGCCAACATGCGCAACACCAAGGCTCGCCCTGTGGTGGTGTCCATCATGCCAAACAAGGACTTGGCTTTTGGCTCAACACCTGACGGCGTTTACGTAATTGACGGCGAGTATTACACCCAACCGGTTACCCTGGCTGCGGATACTGACACGCCGCTACTTCCCGCACGTTATCACATGGCAATTGTCTACCGGTCCATGATGTATTACGCTGGGTATGAGGCCGCACCGGAGGTTTTATCTCGCGGCGACTTTGAGTACAGACGCCTGTATTCAAGAATGGAAATTGACCAGCTCCCGACCATTGTCAGTGGTCCACCATTAGCGTAAAGCACCGACATGGCAAACCAACAGATGGCCCCGGTTCGTTACGACCTTATCCGAATGGCGGGCGGTCTTGATCTCGTTACGCCAACTTTGTCTTTGCCCCCGGGCTTCGCACGCGATGCTGTAAATTTTGAAGCCTCCATAACCGGAGGCTACACGCGAATTGCTGGGTACGAACGTTTTGATGGCCGACCTAACCCTTCGGACGCGGCTTACGGTATTCTGACGGTAACCTTGTCGGCCAGCATCGTCGTTGGTGACACTATTGTCGGCGGCACCTCCGCCGCAACCGGTGTGGTAATTGTTTCCTCTGGCGACCAAATAGTTTACACAAAAGGAACCGGGACGTTCCAGATCGGTGAAGACATCAAAGTTGGTGGTGTGACAAAAGGCGTGCTTTCCGGATCAGGCGGAAACATTGCGTCTGACAGCAAAGCCGCAGCCGAATACTTGAACCTAGCGGCTGACGTTTATCGCGCCGACATCACGGTCGTACCCGGCAGCGGCCCCATTCGCGGAGTCGCGTATTACAACAATGTGGTTTATGCCTGGCGCAACAACGCTGGCGGCACGGCCATGGCCATCTACAAGTCCACCACCGGAGGGTGGACCTCGGTTCCTTTGGGCTATGAGCTTGGCTTTAACACCGGCACAAACGAACTGGCTGAAGGCAACACTATCACAGGACAGACCAGTGGGGCCACAGGCACGGTTAAACGAGTTCTCCTAGCCTCGGGTACGTATTCAGGCAGTAATGCCGCAGGCACCCTTATTTTTGCGTCGATCACCGGGACATTTCAGGCCGGTGAAAATTTAAGGATCGGCGCTACTACATACGCCAAGGCTGCCGCCGCGCAAACCGCCATTACTTTGGCTCCAAACGGCACGGTTGAAACCACGTTTGGAAATTTTGGCGGCAACGCCAATCAGACGCGGCTTTACGGGTGCGATGGGGTCAACAACGGGTTTGAGTTTGACGGCACCGTTTACGCACCCATCCACACCGGCATGACTCCGACAGACATTCCGACCAGGGTAGCGTTCCACAAGCAACATTTGTTTTTTGCTTTTGGTGAATCGGTTCAATTTTCGGGCCTTGGGCTGCCGTATTCCTGGAGCCCAATCGTCGGAGCCGGTGAGATAGCCCTGACCAACAAAGTGACCAATTTTTTGGTCCAGCCAGGTAACCAGTCAACCGGCGCCATGGCGGTATACACCGATAGCGACACTTACATTTTGTACGGCACAAGCTTGGACAACTGGAATTTGGTGTCATACAACGTTGGCACTGGGGCCAAGCCCTACACCGCGCAAAACATGGCGCAAAGCTACGTGTTTGACGACCGGGGCGTAATCAACTTGCAAACCACGTTGAATTACGGCAACTTTGATTCTGCGGCCATCACCCTAAACATCCGCCCGTTTGTTCAACAACGACGCAACTTGGCAACCGGTAGCAGCTTGAATCGCGAAAAAGCGCAGTACCGTGTCTTTTTTAGCGACAGCTATGCGCTGTACTTGACGATTTCCAACAACAAGCTGCTGGGTGCCATGCCGGTCCAGTTTCCCAACGCGGTCACCGTTGCCTGCGCAGGCGAGTCGCCCGATGGGGCGGAGACTTCATTCTTTGGATCAACCAATGGTTACGTGTACCGACTTGACGCGGGTACGTCTTTTGATGGCGCCGAGATTTCGGCTAACTTGGTGTTGGTCTTTAACGCTATTAAAAGCCCTCGAATTTTGAAAAGGTATCGCAAAGGTTCTTTGGAAATAACGGGCACCAGCTATGCTGAATTCATTTTTAGCTACGACCTGGGTTACTCTACAACTGACATTGGCCAACATACCGGGTCTATCTATTCCAGCAATTTGGTGGCCAGTTTTTGGGACCAGGTGAACTGGGACAACTTTGTTTGGGACGGTCGCACTTTAGCGCCGTCTGAAGTCGAAATTGTTGGCACGGCCGAAAACATCGCTGTGCGCATAGCTTCAATTTCAGACATCTACGCCCCGTTTACGATCAACTCAACCATCTTGCACTACAGCATGCGCAGAGGACTTCGATGAGCAATTCTTTCTACAACCATGGCTTTTTTCCCTCTACTGGCTCCGCAGCCACGTCAGCGACAATGCGCGCCGAGCTGGACCTGGTTTCGGCTGGATTTGACAAAATGCCGACGTTATCTGGAAATGCAAACGCCGTTATCGTCGTCAATGGCTCTGGGACTGGCCTCACTGCGACAAACGTTTTACCGATTACTTCAGGCGGCACAGGAAAAGCCTCCGCACCAGCAGCACAAGCTAACTTGTTGGGATATACGACTACTGTAACTGGAAGCACAGCTGGTACTACGACACTTACAAATACAAGTAGTTTTTATCAACTGTTTACGGGCTCACTTGCGCAAACGGTTGTGCTTCCAGATACATCTACTTTGCAACTCGGATGGTCTTTTAGAATAAATAATAGCTCAACTGATGTATTGACTATTAATAGCTCAGGCGGAAGTCTAGTTAGGACCCTAGTTGCTGGTGCAACTTTAATGTGTACTTGTATCGATACCACGGCTGTTGGCGTTACTGGTTGGAGAGTTGGAATTACTGAAGTAGGAAGCTCCACCGGTTCCGCCAACCTGGTACTCAGTAACAGCCCAACAATTACCGGTACCCTTAGTTTTACTGGGGGCGCTGGAAATACATCAAATTTTCATACTACGCAAACTACCGGAGTTATGACAATTGGTGGCACTTTAGGTACAGGCCAGATAATTTTTGGTCGATCAACAGTAAGCCAGCAAACGGATATTCAAGCCGGTATAACGTCCACCGGCAACACAAAAACAATCAACATTGGTACAGGCGGCGCGTCAGGCTCAACCACCAACATCACACTTGGATCGTCTACGTCTGGTGCAACGAGC